ATAAAGATTTTAATATTTGCAAGAATTTTGTAATCTTTTTCATAAAATTTATTATCAATAATATAAGAAACCATATCTGTATATAATATAGTTAAAGTTATCAAAGTTTTTCTTATATTATCTATATCATCTTTAGCAATTGTACGGGATCCGCCTCCTGTATTCGTTGAAGTAGATTTATTTTTATCTGTTTCTGGTGTATTTCCATTCGTTTCAGTTGACTGAGATACATCTGTTTTACCAACTCTGTTTGTGCCATCATCAAAAGCGGGCTTCAATGCCGCCATAACATCATTCCAAGTAATATTAATATCAGGATGTTTAGCTGAAAATATCCCGTGTAATCCTGTTTCAACTTTAAATTTATCATTTAAAATAGAATTAACCTCACATAAATCACCCATTGTTGTTATTTTGCCTAAACGCTCCTTAATCCAATTAGGTAAATTTTCTTTTTCAGTATTATAAAGTGGACTAGATCCTGTACCAAATAACGCAGACCCAATTATGCGCCCAGCTCTATATTGCGGCATAACATCGTAGTATAAATTTTTTGCTAATTCATAATTACTATTATAATCACCTGCACCAGGTAGTTTACCCTGTTCTAAATTATCTCTTGTACAATAAGTACTAACCATATTAAACATTGCTTTAGATTTAGGATCTTCATTATATGTTTTTTCAGTACCTTGATACATATCATATGCGGATAAAGTAGCCTGTTCCATCAAATATTGTTTCTTGGTTGCATTTTGATGCATCCCCAATATTCGGTTTTTTTCTTGTTCTGTTAATGTAAATAAATTTTTCATTTTGTTTTTTTTATTATAGTTTATCTAGAGATTTTGCTCTAGGGCACATATCTACAGTTTTACCCGAATCGGGAAATTCTAAATAGTATAAATCAATAATGCCACTGTCAAAATTTTGTTTAAAACCAATAGTTTGAACATTAGCCAATTCAAAATTACCGTTAAAATCTTTTAGAATACCCAAATCGATTTTTTACACTTATAACAAGACATAAAATCTTTTTTTAATAAATACTAATAAATAACAAATTTTAAATAATTCATCAATAAAAAAAGGGGATTGGAAACAATCCAACCCCCTTTTATTGTAATTTACCATCCAATTATCTCAATTCACGGAGATCAAAGGTGCGAACACCGTCAACGGTAATTCTACCGTAGAAGCGGTTGTTAACGAATTTCTTCGCATAACGAGTCATAATACCCTTAATCGGAGTGAAGTTGAATGGATTGTACATCGTGGGCGTCAATTGCAACGGAACATACGGGGCATAGATATAACCCGTGTCGAGCAACGAGGTGCCTTTGTGTCCAATCAACACTTGGTTAGCAGGGAAGTATGGGTCACGATAAACCTGATAACGTCCTGCGAGCGTTCCAACTCTTTCAATACCCATATTGTATTGATCTTGCTCAGGAGAAGCATTTGATACGTGGAAGTATTCCAAGTCATCAAAAATTGCAGAAACCTCAGAAGAAACAACAATCCAGTTAGCACCACCTCTTAAAGTAGATTTGTGGATTTGAGCTGAAAGTTGGTTGATAGCTGTAATTAATGTTTGATTCCAGTCTTTTTGAGTATAAGGATTTGAACCACCTGTTGAAATTCTTCTCCATCCGTTATAATCCCATCTTAAATTCCAAGCAGCACCTTTTCTCAAATCACGTAGAATTTCTCTATCGATTTCAGCAGCAACTTGTTCAGAAAGTAATGCAGTTAATTCAGCTTCAGCATCGATGTTGTGGAAAGCCGCAACGTCTTGGGCAAGTTCAGGAGACCATTGAGCTCTTAATTTTCTTTCAGTTACAGAAACCGTTACTGATTCCAAATCGAAAGAAACTTCACCGATTTTATCTTCGAATTCAAGTTCTTCGTATCTTCTGAATACTGCTGTGAATGCGCTACCAGATAATCCACTAGTAAGAGTTGTACCAGTATAACCATCTAATGAACTTGCGTCACAATCAACACATACTGGACAAGACAAGTCAACTTCCAATAATATACAACCATTTTGGTTACAAATGTCGTTGTAAGTACCACCACCATTTGTTGGCCAAGTTGTTTTAGTATTTGTAGATGTTGGTTGAACAATACCTCTACCATATTGTTGTGTAACAACACGGAAAAGAAGAGAGTTTCTTACACCTGTAGAAGTATAAATGGAGTTACAAGGAGTTGTTGCACTGAAAGGTGATGATGCTTGAGCAGCTGTTGCATAAATTCTTAAATCAGCTAAAAATGCTTCAGTATCAATTTCACTTCCATCAGGTGCAATTAATTTACCAACACCAGTATCTTGGAAACCACACATTTGAATAAGAACTTTTCTAACATTAGTTGTCGAAGGATATTGTGTAGTTGCAGATATTACCGCACTATTACTCCAAACCATAACTGTTGTATCTGAAGTAATTGCAGACCAACGTCCTTTGGAATAATCAAACAAACCTGGAGGGTCTAAAGCGGCTTCATTACCTTCATAAAATAAATCGTAAAGATTTTTTGTGAAAGCTCCACTACTTGTACCATAACCAGCACTTGGGTCACCAGGGTAGTTACCAGGACTTCCTACAGGTGCGTAGTGTTGTCCACTATCTCCGTTCGGAATACCACTACCAGGATAAGTAGCACCTGTGAAACCTTGGATTTTAGGTACGAAGTAGAACAATTTACCGATAGGTAAGTTCATAGCTTGTACAGATACGATATCGTTAGCTAACAATTTAGAGAAAACTCTTCTCACGATAGGAAAAACAACTGTTTCAAAAGAACCAGATGAACCATCAGAAGTTGCTTCGTTTATTAAGAAAGAAGCTTGATTTTCATATAATTGAGCTACGTTTTCTTTTAGGTGGCCTCTTAAGCCTTCAAGGAACCCTAATCTGTCCCATTTGTTAATAGTATCTTCTTTGATAACTTTCAGGTGTTTCAAACCAATGTTACCAACAAGACCCGATTCTAATAATGCTCCCATTTTCTATTTTTTTTTTGTGAGTTTATTGGTTTATTTTAATTTTGACATTAAATCCTTCATTCTTAAAAACTGAGGATTTTCATAAGTCTTAGATTCAATCAAGTTAATAGCAGAACCACTAGAAGGTGACTTTTGAATTGTTCTTTCTATTGATTCGTTAACTTGTTGTTTTTTTGAATTTGTTAATTCGTCTTTAATAATTCTGTAAAGATTTTTTGATTCTTTAAGTGTTTCTACCCCATCAAATCTTTTAAGAATGTTAATTTTTTCTTGTTTTGATGTTGATTGTTCCGTAAATAATCTTGTAGCGTAAGCTAAATTTGAGTTAAATACAGCAACTTCATTCAATTTATTTCTGAAAATATTCAATGCCTTTCTGTACTCTTCATTTTTTTCTCTCAACAGATTAACTTCTTGAGAATTAATTGATTCCTTTTTGATGTTTGCATTGAAACCTGAATGGGCTCTTGGTTTTGGAAGTCCACCTTCTCTGAATTTTGAACCTGAACCATATGTACGAGATGCTTCTTTCATTTCTTCAAAATCCATATTCCCTTTATTAGTTTTGGACTTCATACCTTTTTTACCAGTAAAATCCATATCCCCTTTATTAGTTTTGGACATCATTCCTTTTTTACCAGTAAAATCCATATCCCCTTTGTGAGTTTTAGATAAGTCACCTTTATTCATACCATATTTTCCTTCTTTGAATTCTCCTTTCAAACTTGGAGAATTTTTGTCAAATGAATATTTAGGTCCTTTACCAACATATGGTGCCTCATCACCCTTTTTCATTTTTTTTGATGGATAATCCATTATTTTTCCATAATTGAATTTAGGACCACTACCAATACCAACTCCTTTTGGTTTCATGGATTTTTTGGATTCCATCATATAATCATCATTTATTTCTAGTTCGTATAAAGGTTCTTCATCTTCTGAGTAATCGATATCTTCATCTTCACTAACTTCCAAACTCTTTAAAATTTCTTCAACATCTTTCTCATCTTCTTCTTCGAATACTTCTTCAGTGTAGTCTTTCATCTCACTTTCTGACATTATTATATATTCATTTTCATCTTCCAAATCTTTCAAATGAATATGTCCTGATGTATCCTTTTTAACCTCAATTTCGGTTTCGGGATCCATTAATTTAAAAACTTTCATAATCGTACTCATTGGTTCATTTGTAAGATCAATAACTTCTTCATCATCTAAGTCATCTTCTTCATCATCAGGTAGTTCCATGTCCTCTTCTGAATCAAAATCTTCTTCATCTTCATAATCCATTTCATCATCAACGTCTTCGTCATCAACGTCTTCGTCATCAACGTCTTCGTCATCTGTGTCAATCTCCTCTTCATCATCTTCCTCGTTAAGAGATTCTTTTACTAAATCTTTGATTTCTTGTCTCATTGTAGAGGCAAGTATTCCTTTTGCATTTTCAGAAACTATTTCTTCCAAATTTTTCATTTGGATTATTGCTTCTTCAACTAATGAATTTTTTTCTGCCATATTATTTTTTTACATATAAATATGTTGTTTATTTGAAAAGTTTTTTTTATCAAAATGAACTATTTCAATCAATAAATATGGTGATTCATAATAAAAACAAAAAAAGGAGGTATAAAACCTCCTTTTTTGTAAAAAATTTAAATATTTTATTCTATAACTTCATCTATCTTACTCTCAACTATTGCTGTTATCCGCCAATTTTGTGTATAATGTTCATAGATTTTAGTAACTTTCGCTTCAACATCTGTTGGATTATACCCAAGAACTAATTTTTCTACTTTAATTTTTTTTACTTTTCCAGTCTCATCATCAACCAAATCCTCGGCAACTTTTGCCACAAAATATTTTTGTCCATCATCCATAATATATTTTTTTAAATTTTAACTAATACCCTAATTTAGATAATTTTTTCATTAAATCAAGACTTGCATTCCCTTTATCACCAACATTTCTTTCCAAAGCCATTTTTTTATCATCATCCAAATTTTCTTCCAAACTTGTTCTATCTTCTTTGTTTAAAAATAAATAAGCACCAGGTGTTGATGGTGACGAAACCAAATCAAAACAAATTAATTCAAAATCATCTTGCACCTCGTTTTGTTCACCAACTTTTTTAAGAGAACCAACACCACGAGAAGAAATACCTAAAGTCACACCTTGACGTAAATAATTTGCTGCCATATCCCCTTTGGTAGAAACAATCCCCCTTTCATGAAAACCTGGTGAAGTTAATAATCTAAGTTTACCCATTAATACTGGGCCTTCCCACCATATTTCTGAAATCATATGTGAAACTCTATCCAAATCAATTAAAGAGGATTCAGGGTGATTTAGTTCAGATAAAGAAGTACCTTTTTGAATAATTTTTTTGTAGTTTTCAGCTTCCCTTTTCAAAATTTTTTCAGGATAAATTCTTCCATTCCTATTTGGTGTGTTATATTTCTGTAAAACGGCATAAAATTCAAATGGTTTTGAATAATCAAGAAAATTTTTTGATTCCTTAATAATTCTTGCATTTACTTCATGAGATGGTGAAACGTACCCTGCATCTTCTTCTATCAATATACCTTTACCCGATTGCCATGGTTTCAATATTTTAAGTTCCATATTTTTTTTAATAATAAATATCTAATATTGTATATTTATATTTCTGTGGAATTGTTCTTCTTTGTTAGTGAAAATTTAAAATAATTATTATTTGAAAAATTTTGTTGGATTATATTTTTTGATAAATTTTTTAAAGTTTCTTTTATCTTATTATCTTTAAAATCAACGTTTTCTTCTTTTATAAAAAAAGTGATTTCTAAATTCAGAAAAGATTTTTTTCCGATATTAATACCGCTTGATCTTAAATCTAAATCAACTATAAAATGTTCTTCAAAAAAATTTTTATCTAAATTGAAGTGTATTGTGTGTTTAATTGCTCTTGATAAGTTTAATACTATTCTGTTCCAATTTTCTGAATCTTTGGTTGGTTCAACCCAAGTTTGTATGTTAAGATAAATTGATTTGAGGTTGAAAGAGTCTACGGTTCCATATTTTACTTTAACAATTTTGAATCCCGTTATCTTGGAAGTTTTTCCTTTTTTCATTAAAAAAAAATTTCATGTTTATTTTTAACAAAAATAGTTATTATTTAAATAATAGTCAAAAGAACATACATTTATAAAAAAAACAAAAATGCTAATCGTTAATATCGAAAACAACACACCAATTGATAAAGCTCTAAAATTATTCAAAAGTAAAGTAATTAAAACTAAATTAATGTCTGAAATAAGAAAAAGAAAAGAATTCACAAAACCATCAGTTCTTAGACGAAATGAGGTGAATAAAGCAATTTATGTTGGAAAAAACAAAAACAATTTATTTTAGATACTTTCGTTTAACGTCTTTAATCTAAAATAATTCAATTTGTCAAATTTTTCGTTTGTAATTTTTACAATAGATTCATTTATTTTTTCATTAATTTCATTATCGCTATCCAATTTCAATTTATTTAATTTATGGATAACTTCGTCTTTAATTTTTTTGTAGTTTGATTCTAAATTATTAATATCCTCTTTCAATAAATCTTTTAGTTGTCTCTTTGAATTTTCATCCAATCTATCAATATATTTGTTTATTGTTGTATTTGCAACATTAACCAAACTTTTCAAGGGTAAATTTATATTAATGATTTCTTGGTTTTTAGATTTCATTAAATTTTCAATGATTGTTTTTTTACTTGCAATTTTGTTTTCAAGTTGTAGAATACTACTATTCAGTAAATTGTCTATTTGTTCATAGGCATTCTCAACAACCACGTTTCCAACCCAATTATTTATTTTATTTATTTCCCCCTCTGATATTTTATTTATGTTATTTTCATAAATTTTTATACACTCATTTACGAATTCATTTGCCACGTCTGAGTTTTTTAATCCCTTTTTTTCTAATAACTCCTCATATAAAAAATATAATGTACTCAATTTTTTATTTTCTAAAATGTATTTTTTAAATTTTTTTATCTCAGTATTGAACGAGTTTGTACGATACGATTCGATTAACTTGTTTTCTATTCTTGATTTTAAATTTCCAAATTTCATAATTTTTTTATTATAAATATCATTCACCTAATAGTTTCTTCAGTTCAACTTCAATTATTCCCAATTGATTTTTTCCTTTCGACAAATCTATAAACATTTCCTCCTCTAAAAAACCATCATTTTCCAATAAAATTTTCAAATTGTCTTTCTGAGTTGATTCAGGGGTTAATCCAGTTCCACCTTCAGGTGGTGGTGGAGGTGAAGAAGGAGGTGGTGGAATTCCACCCATATCAGAAGAACCACCCATATCAGATGAAGTTGTTTCTTGTCCTGAAGTTTTACCTGATACCTCTCCATATAATCTATCTATATTATCAAAAATACCTGTATGAGTGATAATTGTAGCTGTATTTGTCAATTCCGCACCAACTGCTTTTTCAATTCTTTGTTGTTGTAAATCCAATTTTATTTCTTCATCCGAGAAACCTAAAATATGTTTTTTAGCCCAAGTGACAGAGGTTGGAGCAATTCCTTCAATTGCCGTAACACTTTTTGTGTAAGTATCTAATTTTGAAGTCCAAGCCTCAGTTTTCAATAAATCAGCTTGAGTGGAAGGATTTGTTAAACCAAGTGTAAAATTTGATAATTCATCCTCAAAACCTAATAAAAATAAATGTATAATTGCAATTTTATTCATTTCAGCAATCATAGATTTTTGTATTCTATTAATTGTTCTTGCAAATCTTATATCAATTAAAGATAAATTTTTACCATCACCTACTGGTTCCTCAAATCCTAAGAATGCTTTAGGTACACGTAATGCTGTTAGTAATTTCTTTTGAATATATTCGATATCAGCAATTTCACCTAAATTAGTTCCACCTGCCAAAGTTTCGATTGGATTAGTCGCTGCTGGGTCTCTAACAGGAATAAAATAATCTTGGTCGACAGCCATTTGATTAAATCTCATATCCACATTACCAGTTTGAGAATCAACAACCTGACTACGTTTAAATTTGTTTGCTACACGTTGTACATATGGTTCAACATCCTTATCATCCATATTACCAACAAATACTTTGAATACCCTTCTTTCAGGTGCACGTGATGTTCTATATATTAACATTGCATCCTCAGATAATAATAATTGTTTCCAAATACGTCTTGCTTTTTCTAACATTGATGTACCATAAGGAAGTTTTCTGTCATCACCTAACAAACGGAAGTGAGCAATTTCCCAAGAGTTAAATTCCATATCTTTTGCTTTCCATTTAAATCTCAAACCTTTGTTTTCCGCTGGCTCTTCAACATTTTGTCTACTTGCTTGAGCTGGCATCCCTCTTTCTAATCTTTCAATTTCAATGTTTGGTAACTGCATACAACCAACAACTCCTTTTTCCGGGTCTAATTTAAGATACACAAAATTATCTCCATATTTACAAGTATTTCTTGTCCACATAGGTAAGTTGGTATTAATATCTAAAACATTTATAAACAAATCCAATAATATACCTTTAATACGTTTTGACTCTGAATATATTTGTAGCATAAATCCATTCTGATCGACCGTAGTAGATTCTTCACCATAAATGTCTAAAGCGGCGGATATTTC